TCACAACCTTACCAACGTTGTTAATGTCGTTGTTAATGAAAGAAAAAGTTATAAACCAGTTAAAATAAAAAATAATGATGTAAGTCTTGATTTAGCTACAAAAATATTTTTTTACATTCCAGAAATTACAAAAGAATGGTTAAAAAATGATAAATCAAAGTTGCGCTTTATCTCTGCATCAACATTGCAATCTAAAATAATTGGGCATTGTTTTGTTGCGTTTGTGAATTTTTTATTGCCATCAGCTTATAATGTTTTGATTAAAGATGAAAATTCAAAAGAAAGGATTTTAAATGAGTTCGGATACATCTAGATTAACCGCCAAACAAGAGGCATTTGCTTGTGCTGTTGCGTCTGGAATGAATCAATCAGATGCGTACAGATCAGCATTTGATGTTAATGAAACTACAAAAGATTCTAGCGTTAATGTTAACGCTTCTAAGCTCATGGCAGACGCTAAGATTGCACAAAGGGTAAAAGAAATTAGGGAGCCAATTGCGAGAAACGCAAGAATAACTCTTGAAAGTCATTTAGATGATCTTTTGGATCTTAGGAAAGCGGCTGTAGAAAACAATCAATTTAGTGCTGCTATTAACGCAGAAGTAGCAAGAGCAAAAGCAGCCGGTATTCAAGTTGATAAAATGCAAATTACAGGCGCTGATGGTGGACCAGTTCAACATTCTTTGAAGGTGAACTTTGGCGAATAAAGAAACTGTTGTTAAGTTTCCTCCAAAGCTCAACGCAATATTCAGACCTTACAGATACAAGGTCTTTCATGGTGGCAGAGGTTCTGGCAAGTCTTGGTCCGTTGCTAGAGCGTTGCTGATTCAAGCAGCACAAGCACCACTTAGGATTTTATGCGCTCGTGAAGTACAAAAATCAATCAAACAGTCGGTACACACATTGTTGGTGGATCAGATCCAAGCGTTAGAGCTTGGTTATTTCTTTACGGTGACTGAGACTGAAATCAGGGGCATCAACGGTTCTACCTTTTCTTTTGCGGGTTTGGCTACGCACACAGTTGAATCTATTAAATCATTTGAAGGCGTGGACCGTGTTTGGGTTGAAGAAGCGCAAACTGTTAGCAAAAAGTCTTGGGACATTTTGATTCCGACCATCAGGAAGCCTGATTCAGAAGTCTGGATCACGCTCAACCCTGATCTTGATACAGACGACACTTATCAACGGTTCATTGCTAATACACCACCTGATTCATTGGTTGTACCGATTAACTGGGATGACAATCCTTGGTTTCCAAATGTACTTGACAAAGAACGTCAGCACTGCTTAGAAAACAACCCAAAGGATTACGACAACATTTGGAACGGAAAACCCAAAACAGTTGTAGACGGTGCGATTTATGCGGATGAATATCAAGCCATGTTTGATGAAAACCGCATTAACTTATGTAGGCACGATCCAGCACTAAAGACACACGCAATCTTTGATTTAGGTTGGAATGATGCAATGACCATTATCATTGCTCAAAGAGCAGGTTCTGAGTGCAGAATCATTGATTACATTGAAGAGACACATCAAACGCTAGATTGGTACAGCAACGAGCTCAAGCAAAAGCCTTACAATTGGGGCAAAGTTTGGTTGCCTCATGATGGCGTCACAAAAGATTACAAGACCGGCAAGTCTGCACAGGAATTGCTTGAAGCTATGGGCTGGTCAACAGAGATCATTCCTGTGGGTGATGTAGAGCATGGCATCAGATTAGCAAGGATGTTATTCCCTAGACTGTGGATGGATAAAGAGAAGACGCACAGACTGCAAGAGTGTTTGAAGCGTTACCGTAGATCCATTAACTCAACTACCAATCAGCCTGGTGGTCCTTTGCACGATGAATACTCACATGGGGCGGATGCTTTCAGATACTTAGCAACATGTGTAGATCAATTAAAGAATGATAATATTAAACGCAAAAGGCATGATGATGGTATGCGTGGCGGCAACTGGATGAACTAATTACGAGCAATACAATGGCAAACTTAGACGCAGATAGCATTTACGAAGACTTAGGCAACAACGCAGAGCCTGAGACTCTGACAGAAGAAATATTAGAAACCATCAGAAAACGGTTTGCTACGGCTGTCGAGTTTACGGCTCAGAACCGTCAAGAGATGATGGACGATATTCGTTTTGCGCGTCTGGGTGATCAGTGGCCAGAGGCTGCTAAGTATGATCGTAACCGACCAGGCAAGGAACGGCCTATGCTTGTGGTCAATCGACTGCTTCAATTTAGAGATAAGGTGGTCAATGAGATACGTCAAAATACTCCATCTATTCGTGTTCGCCCTGTTAATTCTGGTGCTGATCAAGATACCGCTGATGTACTCATGGGTCTTATCAGACACATCCAAGATAACAGCAACGCTTCCATTGCTTATGATACTGCCGTAGAAAGTCAGGTTGATACAGGTCTTGGTTACTTCAGAGTCAGAAACGATTGGGCAGATGACACAAGCTTTGATCAGGAAATATACATTGATCGAGTGCCTGATCCATTCAAGGTGTACATGGACCCGCACAGCAAACAGCCTGATGGCTCAGACGCTGAGTGGTGCATCATTGCCGAAGAAATGGCAAAAGATGAGTTCAAGCGCATGTACCCAGACGTTCCAGAAACGCAATGGGATGCAGCCGGTAATGGTGATGCTCAAGGTTGGTTTACTGAAGATTCAGTGCGAGTTGCTGAGTATTATTACCTAGAGCATGAAGAGCAAGAGATTCAAGACCCAGAAACAGGCATGAGTCGAATGGCTGATGTAAAGCGTTGCATGTGGTGCAAGGTAACAGGCGACACAATCTTAGAGCAGACTGAGATTCCATGTAAGTACATTCCAATCATTCCTGTTATTGGACATGAGCTATGGTTACAGGGAAGACGCTATCTTGCGGGTCTTGTGCGTAATGCTAAAGACGCTCAGAGACTGTACAACTATTATTTGTCAGCCAATGCTGAGAACGTAGCGCTTGCACCTAAAGCTCCGTTCGTAGGTATTGCGGGACAATTTGAAACAGATCCTAACTGGTCAAGAGCTAACAAAGAATCTGTGGCTTATCTTGAGTATGATCCTGTCAGTATCGCAGGAACGCCCGTAGGACCGCCACAACGCGCAATGCCTCCACAAGCTAGTTCTGCCATCATGCAAGCCATTCAGTTGGCTGAGAACGATATCATGCAGTCTATGGGCATCTATCAACCAAGCTTAGGCGCACAGTCCAATGAAGTATCAGGACGCGCCTTATTCTTGAGACAGAAGCAAGCCGACACCAATACGTTCCATTACCAAGACAACCTGAACCGCTCAATCCGTCAATGCGGTAGAGTGATTCTTGACATGATTCCTAAAGTTTATGACAGACCTAGAGTTGCCCGTATACTTGGAGAAGACGGCTCTCCGAGAACAGTTAAACTTAATCCAAACCTTCCCCAGGCATCAGCAGGAACAGATAATCCTGCAATTGACTCTATCTTTAACCCGACAATTGGGCAGTATGATGTCGTCTGTGATTCTGGGCCAAGCTATGCAACTAAGCGAGATGAAGCATCACAAATGATGTTGAGCTTAACGCAAGCCAACCCTAGCTTGTTTGGACTGATTGGTGACTTGATGGTCAAGAATATGGATTGGCCAGGTGCTGAAGAGATCAGCCGTAGGTTACAAGCAATGCTACCGCCACAGATCCAACAGGTGAATAAAGCCGGTGATAAAGCAGATCCACAGTTGTTACAAGCTGAACAGGCCATGAATCAGTTGGCTCAACAAATGGAACACATGAGCGCAGAAATTCAGGATCTTAGAGAAAAGAAACTGCTTGAAATACAGAAGATGGAGCGTGAATGGTATGACGCTCAAACCAACCGCATGAAAGCCGATGTCGAAGTAATGAAAGCTAACTTGGACATTAACAGACAGGCGGCAATGGATGCAGTGATGATTATGCAAGCAGGCGCTAGAGACATGCCTGAAGAAAACGCAGAGAATGAAGCGCTAGAAGAAATGGTTATGCAGGCGCCTCATGCACAGTATGCAGGTGGTCAGCCACAAGGCGCACCCGCAAAACCGGCTCCAATGCCTAGAGCATCTAGGAAGACAGCAGGGGCCATGACTAAAGAGCCAAACATTGAAGCGTTGGCAGGCGAAAAGAAACCAGACGAAGAATTTAAACCATAAGGAGCAATTCCCAAATGAGTGAAGAAAATGACGTTCAGGCTCTCTCACCAGAGCAACCAGAAGTTGAAGCAACCGCTTCAGAAGAGGTAACTGAGTCAACAGAAGGCGAAGCTACCGAAATTGAAGCAAGCGCTCAAGATAAACAAGACCCGTGGTATAAGCGTAGGATTGACGAGCTAACCAGAGATAAGCACGAAGCTAGAAGACAAGCAGAGCGCTTAGAGAAGGTTCTAGCACAACAGGAGGAAATGCTTCAGAGGTTACAACCAAGACATGAGCCAGAAGCACCTAAGTTTGCACCACCAAACCCAGCAGACTTTGCAGGTGGACAATATGATCCTAGGTACATGGATGCGATGATGCAGTACACCAGAGTCTCTGCAATCGAGGAAGCCAAGCAAGCGGTAGCTGCTGAGTATGAGCAAAGAGAACAACATCAAAGGATTGCTGCTCAACAAGCAAAACTGGAAACAGCAGAAACAGCAGCAAGGGCCAAGTATCCTGATTATGATTCGGTTATTGAAACCATTACATCTGATCCTAGATTGGCTAATAATCCTACCATTAGACAAGCGCTACTAGGTTTGGATAATGGTCCTGATATTGCTTATCAACTTGGCAGAGATCCTTCGTTGGCTTATGAGATTGCTAACATGAATCCAATCCAAGCAGGTATGAAGTTAGCGGCCTTGATTAGACCAGAGGCAACAGGAGCAAGGTCTGCTCCTGCTCCAATCAAGCCAATCACAGGAACAGGTGCTAGTGCAGGCAAGTTAGATCCTGCAACCATGTCTACAAAGGATTACATTACGTACATGAACAACAAGGAAGCAGAAGCTAGACGGGCGAGGCAAGCACGATGAACCTTAGACCTTTGAACGATAGAATCTTAGTGCGTCCTGTTGTTGAAGATGAAGTTACCGCGTCTGGTTTGATTGTTAAAAGCGAACAGACCGATGCACCTAGAATGGGTGAGGTAATTGCTATCACTGACAATGATCAAGTCAAGCTAGGCGATAAGGTAATGTTTGGGGTCTATGCCGGTAAACCATTTCAGTTAGGTAATGAGGATTTACTGGCCATTCAAGAGAACGACATTCTGATTGTTTTTAATTAAGTTTTGAGCCGGTGTAGCTCAACTGGTAGAGCGCTTCACTTGTAATGAAGATGTTGAGGGTTCAAGTCCTTTCACCGGCTCCATTTTTGTTATAATAAATTGTGGCACAGGATTGCAAGCCTGGACGGGATTCGTACCCCGTCAGCCACAACCTCTAGTACGGCCTGATACGAAGGTGTTCAATGAAACAATTTTACGTATACATCCATAAAAAACCAGATGGTACGCCTTTTTATGTTGGTAAATCAGGAACCAACAGGCACAAAACCGTCTGGAGAAAACATAATCCGCATCATACAAACATAGTTAAAAAATACGGTCCAGAAAATATTATTGTTGATTTAACAAATTGCGCTTCAGAACAAGACGCTTTTAACGTGGAAAAAATTTACATTAAACAATTGCGTGAAGCCGGTTACAAATTATGCAATCTTACTGATGGAGGTGATGGTGTTGGTGGATTTAAAAGATCAGAAGCACAAAAAGTATTGATTTCCAATATGAAACAAGGAAATACATACAGAAAAGGATCTTCCCAAACTGAAGTTGCTAATGAAAAAAATAGACAAGCTCATTTAGGTAAAAAACAATCTAAAGAAACAGTAAATAAAAGAGTTCAAAAGATTTCTAAATTAAGAAAAGTTAAAACAGGAATTGCCGGTGTTTATTGGTACAAATCACAAAATTGTTGGGTTGCAAAAATATCACCATCAGTTGGATCAAGTGCGTATAAACATTTGGGATATTTTGAAAATTATTTAGACGCTTGCGCGGCCAGAAAGTCAGCAGAAAACGCTATTTACAAACAACCACATGCGTGATATAAAGCGATTACCAAAGATGTAGCTCGCCCAGTGCGTTTTTGCGGCAAATCAGATCATTCAAGGGATCGGCTCCTATCTGAGAATAAATGAACGGGCATTAACCTTTTATTTTTCTCTTCTTTATTAGGAGTACCTAGTTATGAGCAATCAGCTCCTTACTATATCCATGATAACGAACGAAGCCCTGCGCGTGTTAACTAACAGCCTTGTCTTCACTCGTTCAATCAGCCGTCAATATGACGATAAATTTGCTATCGAAGGCGCAAAGATCGGTACAACGATCAATCTGCGTAAACCACCCCGTTATGTAGGCCGTACTGGTCCTGCTCTTCAGATCGAAAGCTCTGTTGAAACGTATGTTCCTTTGACGCTCGGCACACAGTTTGGTGTCGATATGGCGTTTACAACACAGGATCTTAGCCTGAACATCAGTGATTTCTCTGATCGTTTCATTAAGCCTGCTGTTGCTGCTGTTGCTAACAAAATTGACTATGACGGTCTGCAACAGTTCGTTAACGTGTACAACTTAGTAGGTACACCAGGCGTTCTGTCCGGCACACCTTCACAGAGCCAAAGCTTGCAGACAATCCTTGCTGCTCGCGCAAGACTGAATCAGGAAGCAGCACCTGTTGATGAACTCCGTCACATTGTTGTTGATCCACAGACTGAAGTGGGACTGGTTTCTGGTCTTACTAACCTGTTCAACCCACAGACCACCATTTCTGAAATCTTCAAGAAAGGTGCAATGGGCGACAGCACGTTGGGCTTCAACTTTGCAATGGATCAGAACGTTGCTAACTTCACAACTGGTACAAGCACAGCGTTTACTGTGTCTGCACAGGCTGGTGGTTCAGTTCAGACCAATGCACAGACTCCATTCACGCTGGGCATCAGCTCACTTTCTGGCACATTAACGGCTGGTACAGTGTTCACGATTCCTAACGTTTATGCAGTAAACCCACAGAGCAGACAGTCTACAGGCGCTCTTCGTAACTTTGTTGTTACAGCAGCAGCCGGAGCAGGCGCAACTTCTCTGACTGTGTTCCCAACACCTGTATTCTATGGCCAGTTCCAAAATGTAACAAGCACCACAGGAACGATTCCTACCGGTACTGCTTCAATCATTTCTGGTAACAGCGGAACAGCAGCCACTTACGCTCAGTCGCTTGCATACCACCGTGATGCTTTTGCTTTGGGTACAGCGGATCTTCTGCTTCCACAGGGTGTTGATATGGCTGGACGCGCTTCTGCTGATGGTCTGTCAATTCGTTTGGTTCGTCAGTACGATATCAACTCTGACCAGTTGCCTACTCGTCTTGATGTTCTGTATGGATTCAGCACGATCTACCCAGAACTTGCAACCCGTATCACTGGTTAATTAGGAGGTTTTATCATGTCTAATCCAGGACCAAATATTGTCAACCCTACCATGCAACGTGGTCAGGCAGTATTGTCTGTTGCAGTTACACCATCAGCCGCCGCTGCTGGTATTTCTTCACAAAACTTTACTGTTTATGGCCTTGTCGTTGGTGACTTTGTTTCTGTAAACGGCACTCAAGCAGCAGGCGCTGCAATTGCCATTACAGGAGCTTATGTCTCAGCAGCAAACACGCTCACGGTTATTTACAACAATGCAAGCACATCAGCATCACCTGCTGCTGATACTTACCTTGTTAATGTAATCCGTAGTTACCCCGTACAGACTGAGTTTGGTGTTACCAAATTCAACAACTACGGTATTGTTGCTGGATCAAATCCTTAATGGTGAGATTGGGTGGGGGCTTAACGGCTCTCACCCTTTTTTAATAGGTGAATCATGGAATTTCCTTGCTCAGTTCACAAAGACTCATACGCAAACAGTTTGATTGCGGTTGATGAGCAACAGTTTAAAGAGTTAGCCAAAGATGGTTGGTTAAGCTCAGAAGAGTTTCTGAATCCAGAAGCTAAACCAAAGCGTACACGCACAGTTAAAACAGACCAAGAGTAGCTATATGTCTAATCTAGGCCCACAAAATATAAACCTAACGTATGGCAGCGTTTTAAACATTGCTGGTGGGCTTACAAGTTCAGGACAGCAAGTATCAGATGGCTTTGGTAATACGTCTGATCTTAATCTAGCTACGTCAGGATCTAATATTCCGAATCTTACCGGCGGTGTTGCCGGTTCCGTTCCTTTTCAGTTAGGCACAAATGTTACTGGTTTTTTAGGACCAGGATTAGCCGGTCAGGTTATATCCAACGATGGTGCTGGTAATCTGGTATGGGTAAGCGCACCTGCTTCTACTAGCGCTACTAATCTTTCAGGCGGGTCAGCCGGTGCTGTTGTTTATCAATCTGCGCTTAATACAACCGCATTTGTTGCGGGTACAACCGGTCAGGTTTTACAGTCTAACGGCACAAGCGCACCTGCTTGGGTTAATCAATCAACATTGTCAGCTGGCCATGCCGTTAATTTAAGTGGCGGAACATTAGGTGAAGTACCTTATCAATCTGGCGTTGGAACTACAAGCTTTACGGGTGCTGGTGTTGCAGGCCAGTTGCTTGAATCAGTAGGTTCAGGCGCTCCAATTTGGTCTACCTCATTTACTATCGGAGTAGGCGGTCAAGTTAATTTTGCTCCATTAACATCTGCTCCAGCTTCACCACAGTTAGGTGATGTCTATTACGATTCAACGCTGTTAGAACCATTACAATATGATGGTTCCGTGTGGAAACCGTTAGGAGGCGCTGCTAGTGGTGGTGGTTCTGATCAAATCTTTTTCCAAAACGGTCAGACGGTTACAACAAACTTTACGTTAACAACCAATTTTAATGCCGGTACGTTTGGCCCTGTTTCAATTAACAGCGGTGTCACAGTAACGGTTCCCACAGGCGCAACTTGGACGGTGGTTTAAATGACAACTACGATTTCGGGAACAAACGGAATAACACTTTCTGGGTCTACCAATCAGATTACATTCAATGACGCCTCAACTCAGATTAGCCACGCGGTCCCCCAAGTAACTGTTTATACAAGCGGATCAGGTACATACACAGTCCCGTCTAATACAAAATGGCTAACTGTCGAGATGATCGGCGGAGGCGGCGGCGGCGCTGGCGGCGGTAACGGTGGATCTGGAGGCGCTTCAAGTCAGGCTGGAAGTACTACATTTGGAACATGTACATGTACTGGAGGATACGCTACTTATTCGTCTACCAACCCCGGCGCAGCTACTTTGGGTAGTGGTTTTGTCGGTGTAGCGCTGCAAGGAGCGTCAGGTGGTGGTTTTTCAGCTAACGGCCCTATCACTACATACCCTAATGGTGGAATTGGTGGTACTAGTCCATTTGGAGGGAACGGGACATCTAACGCAAACTCGGGGGGAACTGCTGCTGTAGCTAATAGTGGATCTGGCGGTGGTGGTGGCGGTGCAGGTGCTGTTGTTAACTGCTACGGTGGTGGCGGGGGCGGTGCAGGCGGGTATATTAAGGCTGTAGTTACTTCCCCTGCGGCTTCTTATTCTTATGCGGTAGGCGCTGGTAGTGCTGGCGGTGCAGCTGAAGCTAATGGATTTGCTGGCGGAGCGGGTGGTTCAGGTGTAATTATTGTAACAGCATACTTCTAAGGTAAAGAGATGGCACTTATTAGACATTGCATTATCGACACGACAACCCATCTGGTTGTGAACATAGTTGAATATGAAGAAGTACAGACTGGCGCACCTCCGGGATTAGAAGATCATTTGCTTTGTGTGCAAAGTGATACAGGACAAATTGGTGGCACTTTTTTGAATGGCGTAATAACAAATCCTCCAGAGCCAGAATCAATGACTCTTCCAACAGAAGGAACCTAACATGGCAGCAGCAACCAAACTTTTAACCTCCGGCGGCGGTGGTGTCATCTTAACTCCAGCGAGTAATATTGCCTCTGATGTGACGGTGAGTATTCCAAGTGTAAATGGAACAGCTATAGTAACTACAGCAACTTCAGCATCCACGACTAATACAGTAACAAATAAAATTGCTATTAATATTGGTGGCACAACTTATTATTTGTTGGCCTCAACAAGCGGAACTTAAGCCATGACAACATCAATATCCGGTACGGGTGGCGTTACTTTTCCAGACGCTTCAGTACAAAACACAGCCGCATCAGGGTTTGGCTTCAAAAACCGTCTTATTAACGGTTCATTTGAAATAGCACAAAGAGCATCTTCTGCAACGGTTACAGCGGGTACAGGCGTACCAACTGCATCAACGGGTTATCCATGTGTTGATCGGTGGTTTGTATATTCAACAGGAGCGAACGTCACAGCCGCTTATGTCACGGGTGTGGCTCCTAACCCTCACATGCTCCAAATTACAGGAGCAACGTCTGTTACGGCTGTAGGTGTCGGCCAACGCATTGAAGCAAACAACTCAGCGGATCTAGCAGGTAATGTCTGCACATTGTCTGTTGATATTGCTAACTCTCAGCTTACAACAGTTACATGGACCGCAAGCTACGCTAATACGGCTGATACGTTTGGAACAATTGGAACACCAACCAAAACACAGATTGCTACAGGTACGTTCACTGTAACGTCAACCATGACGCGCTACAGCACCAATATTACAATACCGAGCGCAGCAACAACAGGTATTGAGATTCTGTTTACTGTAGGCGCTCAGACTGCGGGTACATGGCAGTTAGATAACGCTCAATTAGAGAAAGGCGCAACTGCAACTAGTTTTGATACGGGTGTTAGGCCGTATGGGACTGAGTTGGCGCTTTGTCAGAGGTATTATCAGAACAATGGTTCTAATTTAATTTATAACGGAACTCAATACACTTCGGCATGGTGGGTAGTGCAAATGCGTTCTAACCCAACTATTGTATTAAGTAGCGGAAGCATTAATGGTCAATCATTATATGGATTTAACGCTTCTTCAAGCGCAACAACCAACTTTAGCGTAACTGCCTCTGCGGAGTTATAAAATGTATAAATTAAATAAACCACCATTAGGTGAAACACAATCACAAGCAGTTATTCGTTTATCGGACACCGCTTTTATCCCATTTGAGCCATCTAACACAGACTATCAAAAGTTCAAATTTGACGTCATGTCTGGTGCAGAACTACAAGATGCTGATGGTAATGTGATGACTTCTGAAGAAGCAATAGCGTTTATCTCAAATTTGCCGTATTAGTAAGGTCACACTATGCCCTCACAATTGTTTCAAATTACCTTTATTCCTCCAGCGGGTGCAACATTAGGTGACGCATATTGTGAGGTGTTCTTTGCGGGTACGAGCAGTTATGCACCTGTTTATTCTGATCAAGCATGTACCGATCAAATCAGTACGCCAATCTCCATATCAAGCAACATTCTAAGCTTTTATGTTCCTGATGGATCAGTTAACTATGATCTATTCATCGGCGGCGGTAATCTGGCGCATGGTCAGAGAATCACAAACATCTGGCAATTACCTGCCAATATTTGGGAGCTCGATCAAAACCTATGGGAGAACGAACCATCCTTATGGGGTGCAGTAAATCCGCTTCCTATTAACACTAGGACAACAAACAATGTAGGACAGCTCTACACAGGTTACGATATTATTCTTGCCGCTATGAGGCTCATACAGGTTTCAGCGGTTGACGTTGATTTGACCGCGTCAGAACTGAAAGATGGCCTAGAATCACTCAATAGGATGCTTGATTCATGGTCATTAGATGAATTAATGCTGTATGAGGTCAAAAGAGAACAATTTCCTCTTTATCCAAACACCAATCCATATTCAATAGGTATTGGTGCTACTTGGAACACGGTTAGACCCTCTAAGATTGTTGGCGCGTATTTAACGCTCACCAATGGCTCTATACCTGTTGATTATCCAATGCAGGTCATCCAATACGATGACTACAATGACATTCGATTAAAGACACTACAGACCAATTTCCCAGGCTACCTGTACTATCAACCTAGTTTCCCTATTGGTCAGTGCTATATCTACCCAATTTATGCTAACAACGGTGCTTCAACGGCTCCGGGGACCATAACCCTAACCAGTTGGAAACCGTTCAGCATGATCTTAGATCCTTCTGATCCTATTCAGTTACCACCAGGTTATTGGGAAGCCATTGTATTCAATCTGGCTACTCGTATTGCTGAAGAATATCAGTTTGATATTCGGCCAACCACCGTAGCCATTGGAACAGCCGCATTGATTCGTTTAAAACGTATGAATCAGCGCACAAACACGTTACAAACGGATGTGGCGCTGATGAATACGTCACAATTGAGATACAATATTTTTAGTGATGGCTACGGACGATAATGGCTAGTTTAAGTACCCTGCTTGAAGATTGGAAAAACTACCAAAAAAACATTCAATGGCAGCTAGGCCGTGGGGACGATATTGCCAATCAAAACGATGTAAACGCGATTGAAGATTGGGAAAGATGGCAGGGTGTTGGACCAGGGAATTTAAATGGAGTATCTGGATTAGCCGGTACTATGATTGGAGAGTCTGGTGCAATTAGGGCTGGTTATGGTGCTTTAATTAATAAAGCAAAAGAATTATACGCAAACAAAGTTGCCCCTGAAGAAATTTGGAAGCAAACCAGAACCATGCTTGGCCCAGACAATAAGTGGATGCACGAAATATCTGATGTTGGAGCAAAATTAAATGTAAATGGCGATAAAATAAATTTTTATCATCCTGAACTTGAAAAAGCATATCCTGAATATGCAAAAGTTGGGGTTAAATATGGCAACACTGGTAATGCAAACGCTATATTTGATGCCAATAATCCTTTATTTTCAATGTTTGGACACAAAGGAACAGTAGTTTTTAATGAAAATAACAAGCCTACTTTAAGCACTATGCTCCATGAGATGCAACATTGGGTACAAAATCATCCAGAAAATAAATGGGAACCAGGATCAAGCCCATCGTTATACGATCCAACAAGGATAATGAATCAAGTTGATAAGATTCCAAATAATGTTGCATTTCCATCTGAGCTTGAAAAAGAAGCAAATGCTTATGGATTGTTAAAAAATCAGAAATTATATTCTCCATATGAAATGTATAAAAGAAATTTTGGCGAAGCTATGGCAAGAAATACTCAGGAAAGAATGAATATGTATCCTGATCAGTTGGCCAAAAAATATTGGATAGACACTCTTGATGTTCCTGTTGATGAATTAACAAAAACAAAAATGCCTTTTACAAAATTTGGCAATCCTAAGACAAGTTTGCTTAACTGGATGGAGCCTCCATAATGCCTGCAACCATGCAATTGCCGATTTTAGGACCAGGAATATCAGGCAAGTCTCGCGCTGTAACGGCACAAAAACGTCAAAATATCTATATGGAGGTCAAGGCAGAGGCTGATAAGTCTCGTCTTGTCGCTTATGGCACTCCTGGCCTTACTCTTCAAGCTAATGTAGGTATTTACCCCATTAGAGGCATTTGGTGGTATCAACCTTCTAACTTTATGTTAGCGGTTGCTGGGTCTGATGTGTATGAAATCAGCGCAAACTGGACCGTAACAAGGGTTGGTGAGCTACTGACCAATTCCGGCAACGTCAGCATGTCTGATAATGCTTCGCAGATTATGATTGTTGATGGTGAATACGGTTATGTTTATCAAGAAACAACACCTGATTTAGTTTATTCGCAGTCGGGTACTACAGTAACGGTTACAGAAAACACCACCAACAGACACACAGGTGATTCTGTTGAAATTGATGTTCAAAGCGGAACATTAGCTGATGGTACCTATACCGTTCAAATGATTACTTACGTAGCTACTGCTATGGTTGCTAATGCTACGTACAGAATTGAAACGCTTGGAAATTCAGACTTTACATTGGTTGGAGCTGCAACCAATACCGTTGGTACAATATTCATGGCCACAGGGCCAACGCCAGGAACAGGCACAGTATGCAACGCTAATGAATGGCAATTCACCGCCACAAGCGCATCTACAAGCGGAAACTTAAAAGTTGTTAATAACTTTAGGCAAATTACAGATGCAGGTTTCCCCGGCGGTACTACGGTTGTCTTCAACGACTCATA